GACCGGGTGCCCTATCGGGTCTGGATCGAGCAGCGGCATCTCGAAACCACGCCGGGGCGGGCCATCAGCAAGCTCCACGTCCTGCGGCGCCTGCAGACGATCTGCAGCTACTTCGACGTGGTTCGGATCGGTTATGACCGCTGGCGTATCGAAGACCTCAAGCAGCTGATGATCGAGCACGACATTGTGCTGCCCGAGCTGGTCTCGTTCGGCCAGGGCTACCAGAGCATGGGGCCGGCCGTGGATGAGTTCGAGCGTCGGCTGCTGGGCATGCCCACCCGGCCCGAGGGCGACGGCGAAGGCGGCAGCAGCGAGGATTTCCAGCTGGAGCCCGATGCGCTGGAGCTGGTCGAGACCCTGCGCCACGACGGCAACCCGGTGATGACCATGTGCGCCGCCAACGCGGTGACCACGTCCGACCCGGCCAACAACCGCAAGGTTGACAAGGCTCGTTCAAACGGCCGCATCGACGGCATCGTCGCGGCGGTCATCGCCACGGGTGTCAGCGGCTCCGCGCCGCCTGATGCCGGTGATTCCATCTACGACAAACAAGGGGTCGGCATATGAGACTCGCAATGGTCATTGCGTCCTGGCTGGCTGGCCTGCTGGGCTTCGGCTTGGTGGTGGCCGGCGTGGCGCAGTGGAGCCCCCCGGCTGCCTGTGTCGTGGCGGGGGGCGGGCTGCTGGCCTGGGCCCGGCTCGCGGACCAGGCCGCCGCCCGGCTCAAGGGAGGTTGACCCATGTTCTTTTCCTCACTGACCGGCAAGCGCGAGGGCAACCTGGTTGCCGCTGATAGCGGCTTCTGGCGTGGCCTGCTCGGTGGCGGTCGCAACAGCGCCGGCGTCCAGGTCACCCCCGAGACGGCCCTGGGCCTGCCGGTGCTGCAGAACTGCGTCACGCTGTACGCCGAGTCACTGGGGCAACTGCCCCTCGAACTGTACCGGCGAGGCCAGAACGGCCAGCGTGAGTCAGCCGTGAACCACCCGGCCTATGACGTGCTGCGCTACGCCCCGAACGGGTTTCAGACCCCGTATGAGCGAATGGAGTGCCTGCAGGTCGCCGCCGGCCTGCGCGGCAACGGTTACAACCTGGTCGAGCGGCGGGAGGATGGGAACATCACCGCGCTCTGGCCCCTGGATCACGACAAGGTCCAGGTGCTCAAGGGGCCGGACCTGTTGCCGTACTACCGCATAGGCACCTCCGAGCCGCTGCCTGCTCGCCACATCCACCACGTCCGGTGGCATTCGCTCAACCACTACACCGGCCTGTCGCCCATCGAGCTGCATGCCGAAACGGTAGGTATGGCGCAGGCGATCCAGCGCTACACCGGCAAGTCGTTCGCCAACGGCGTGTCGGTCGCGGGCGTCATCGAGCGACCCCGCGAGGCGGCGCCCATCAAGGACCAGGGCACCATCGACCGCATCGTCGGCCAGTGGGGCGAGAAGTTCTCGGGAGTCGACAACGCCCGCAAGGTCGCATTGCTGCAAGAGGGCATGACGTTCAAGCCGGTCACCATGACCCACGCCGACGCCGAGATCGTGAACCTGTTGAAGCTCACCGGCACCGACGTGGCGCGGATCTACAAGGTGCCGCTGCCCATGGTCAACGACCTGGAGAAAGCCAATTACAACAGCATCGAGCAGTTGCTGATCCAGTTCGTCGTCTTCGGCCTGCTGCCGTGGGCCAAGCGGCACGAACAGGCAATGATGCGGGACTTCTTGCTGCTCCAGGACAGGCGCGACTACTTCATCGAGTTCAACCTGTCCGGCCTGCTGCGTGGTGATCAGAAGTCGCGCTATGAGGCCTATGCCATCGGCAGGCAGTGGGGGTGGCTGTCGGTCAACGACATCCGGCGGCTGGAGAACATGCCCCCGGTGCAGGCCGGCGACACCTACCTGCAGCCCCTGAATATGGTGGATGCATCGAAGATCCCCGACCCCAAAAACCCCAACGTGCGTGCGCAGCTGGAGCTGCAGCAGGCCGAGATTGCGAGGATGCTGCAGCAATGAAACGACACCTCAGAGCCTCCAGCCTGCTGTTCAATCAGCCGCTGCTGGTGACGCCCGACATGCTGGACCTGGGCGTCCGCTGGGCCAACCAGGCCATGAGCCTGAACATCATCAACATCGGCCCGGCCCCCGGCACGGTCGGCCTGTGGGACGACGATGACAGCTACGTCTCCATGGAGGCGCGGCTGCAGGAACAGCGCCGCGCCACCATCGCCCGCACCGGGGTGGAAGTGATCCCCGTGCATGGCGTGCTGGTGAGCCGGGGCAGCCACATCAACGCCTGCGAGACCATGACCAGCTATGAGGGCCTGCGGGCCTCCCTGCGCCAAGCGGTGGACGACCCCATGGTCGAGCGCATCGTGCTGGACATCGACAGCCCGGGCGGTGCTGCCGTCGGGGCGTTCGAGATGGCGGCCGACATCCGCGCCATGAGCCAGGTCAAGCCCATCACCGGCGTGGTGAATTTCATGGCCTACAGCGGGGGCTACCTGCTGGGCAGCGCCTGCAGCGAGCTGGTCGTCAGCCAGACCTCCGGCGTCGGCTCCATCGGTGTCATCGCCAGCCACATGGATCGCTCACGGATGGAGGAGCAGGCCGGCGTCAAGGTCACCACCGTCTTCGCCGGTGCCCACAAGAACGACCTGAGCCCCCATGAGCCCCTGAGCGAGCAATCCCTGCAGGTGCTCAACGACCTGGTGCAGGAAAGCTATGAGCTGTTCGTCAGCGCGGTGGCTGAGTACCGGGGCCTTTCCCCGGCTCAGGTCCGCGCCACCGAGGCCGGCTTGTTCCGTGGCGCCAAGGCCATCGACGCCGGCTTGGCCGACCGGCTGCAGAGCCCCCAGGACGCCGTCGACGGGCTGTCCCGCGCTGTAGCAGAGGCGCGCGCCGCCCGACCCGGTGGCCGCGTCAGCGTCCGGGCTGCGGCCCTGGCGATTCAAACCCAACTCTGACCGCGTTCGCGGCAGTCAACCGAGCCCGCCCTGTGCGGGCTTTTTCATGCCTAGGAGGCAAGCAATGTCCCTCGTACTCAAACTGCGTAGCGAACGCGCCGAGCTGAACGAAAAGCTCCAGACCCTGGCCAAGATCGAGGCCGGTGGCGGCGCGCTCACCACCGAGCAGCTGGCCCAGTTCACCGAGCTGGAAGCCCAGTTCAACGCCCTCACTGACAAGATTTCCCGCGCCGAGATGGCCGAGCGTGCTGCCGCTGCCGCAGCGGTGCCGCTGAATGAGAGCGCCGCCGGCATTCAATCACCGCCGGCCGGCCGCATCGAAGGCCCCTACGGCAAGCCGCTGGCCGGTGCCGGCATGGCACAGATGGTGCGCCTGCTGGCTCAGGCCCAGGGCAACCAAGCGCAGGCGGCTGAGCTGGCCAAGGCGGGCGGATTCGACCAGGGCGTGCAGATGGCCCTGTCCACCGTGACCCCGGGCGCGGGCGGCGTCCTGGTGCCGGAGAACTTCTCCACCGAGGTGATCGAGGCGCTGCGCCCCAAGTCGGTCGTCCGCAAGATGGGCGTGCGCAGTCTGCCGCTGAACAACGGCAACCTCACCATGCCGCGAATCACCGGCAACACCCTGGTCACCTATATCGGCACCGAGGAAGACATCCCGGTGACCGGCATGACGTTCGGGGACACCCAGCTGTCCGGCAAGAAGGCCACCGCCCTGGTGCCCATCTCCAACGACCTGATCCGCAACGCGGGCGTCAACCCTCGCGTCGACCAGCTGGTCGCCAATGACCTGTTCACCAGCATGGGGCTGTCGGAAGACCTGCACTTCATCCGCTCCGATGGCGGTGCCGGCAAGCTGCCCAAGGGTCTGCGCTACTGGGCCCCGGCCTCCAACGTGATCGAAGCGCCTGCCAGCCCCAGTCTGCAGCAGCTCGACCTGTTCCTGGGCGGCATGATGCTCCGCGTCGAAACGGCGAACGCCGAGCTGAACGGCTGCGGCTGGCTGATGCACCCGCGCAGCCTGCGCTGGCTGCAAGCCCAGCGCGATGGCAACGGCAACAAGGCCTATCCCGAGATCGACGCGGGGATGTTCAAGGGCTACCCGGTGGGGTTGAGCACTCAGATCCCCGTCACCCTCGGCGCTGCCGGCGACGAGTCCGAGATCTACTTCGTGAACTTCGCCGACATGATGATCGGCGAGGACATGGATCTGGTCATCGACTTCAGCAAGGAAGCCACCTACAAGGACGCGGGCGGCAACACCGTCAGCGCCTTCCAGCGCGACCAATCCCTGGTCCGCGTGATCGCCAAGCACGACTTCGGCCCCCGCCACGCCGAGCTGATCGTGGTAGCGACCAAGGTGACTTGGGGCAAAAACATGTAAACCCACCGCCCCGCCCGGCCGGGCGGGGCTCATGACTGGAAGGTGAACCCATGAGCGACAAAGTAGCGGTGCGCTTCCTGCGCGCCTGGAACCCGTTTTTCTGTGGTGATGAGACGCGACTGCCCGAGGCAGATGCGGAAAAGCTGGTCTCGGCCGGCGTGCTGGAACTGACGGCAGGGGCTGGCAGCGCCACCGGCAACCGCTCCGGCCGGCCGGCGGCGAGCAAGGGCGGCGGCAAGGGCGGCAAGAACGCCAAGCCGGAGACGGAGCCCACACCGCCCGGCCCGGGCGATGAGGGTGGCGATGGCGACGACATTCCCACCCCTCCCCCCGGCGAGGGCGCAGGCGGCGCCGACCCTGACGACGGCGCTGACGACGAGAAGCCCTGACCATGGCCCGCCGGATTGCCTACTTAGAGCCTCCAGGGGTGACCCTGGAGGACGTGGCGCGGCACTGCCGCATCGAGCCGGAGGACTTGGAGAAGCCGCTGATTGAGGGCGTCATCATTCCCGGCGTCATCGCGCAGGCAGAGGAGCGCACGGGCGCGGCAATCCGTCCGGCTGAGTACGTCGAAGAGTGGCCGGAGTCCTATGGCTCCGGTCACCCGCTCGATGTCGGGCAGGCCGTCCAGGTGCTGGAGGTGGCCCAGTTGCAGGACGACGGCAGCGCCCTGCCGCTCACCGTCGCCACGCGGCTGGAGCAGGGGCAGCGGGAGAGCTTTCTGCATTTCCCCGCAGGCCGGCCTCCCGGTCGTCTGCAGATCCGTTACCGGGGCGGGCTCGACCTGGACGCCCACCCCTCGGTGCGGCTGTGGTTGCTGATGCATGCCGCCACGGCGAACGAGAACCGGGAAACCCTGGTGATCGGAACCATCCTGACCCAACTGCCGGCCACCTACCTGGACAGCATGTTGTCCGAGATCACCGTGCCGCCGAGGTTCTGACATGCGAGCTGGACAACTGCGACACCGGGTCCGGGTGCTATCCCTGACCCAAGACATGGAGGTCCGCGCCCACGGCTGCCGCGCCATGAGCATCCGCACCAAGGATGCCGGCGACGTGCCCGCAGCCTCGGGCCTGCGGGTGCCGGCATTGGTGGACGTGCGAGCACGCTGGAGCGCCGAGCTGCAGCAGGGGCGCTATCTGGTGCATGGGGCGCGCCTGCTCCGCATCACCAGTGCCCGCGACTTTCGCGGCGACCGTGCCGAGCTGGCCATGAGCTGCGAGGAGTTCGTGGGCATCCCCGCCACCGTCCAGCGCGAGGGCCTGGCCCCGCGCTGTTGCCGGCTGTTCCTCGCCTTCGACGTGCCCTTCCTCAATGCCCAGTACGACCAGGCGCCCGTCCTGCGGACCTATGCCGAGGTGGCGCTGATCGAGGCCGGCCGGGTGGAGGAGGGGGACCAACTGGAGGCAGACGGCGTGCGCTACACCGTCCTGTCCCTGGCGAAGGACCGGGACGACGGCGTGGTGCGCGGCCTGTGGCTGGAGGCTGAGTCATGAGGCTGGCCGTATCGCTCCAGGGCGAGCAGCAGGCGCGGGCGCGGCTGGAGGGCATCAAGGGCGGCTTCGAGCGTGTCCTGCGGGGTGCGCTCAACACCACCGCCACCGAGGCGCGGAAAACCTTGTACGTCCAGCCCCTGGCCGTGGCGTTCAAGGGGGCCTCAGTGCGCAAGCGCCTGGTGATCAAGCGGGCCCGCAGTCGGCGGCTGAACGCCCGAATCATCCCCTCCAGCTCCGGCGTGGAGGTGATCCAGTACAGGCGCTGGGGGTTCGACCCCATCAGCCCGACCCGAGCCCGCGTGTGGGTGATGGGGCCGGGCGGCCGAAAGGTTGCCGCCGGCTTCGTCAACCCCGCCGGGGACAAGCGACA